AACCTTCTTAACTGTCTTAGACATCTTCACGCCTAATTGAGTCTTCTTACCAGAAAACCCTTGTCCTACAACTTGTCCCGCTCTACCTCTCATAGAACACATCAAAACATTCTGATATTCTAAATCATAGTGAAGAAGTGATGCCACTTGATCACCAACATCATTAACTTCACAAAGTACGTAAGCACTGTTGTAGTTTTTTGCTACCTCATATATGATATTTGGAAATAACATCGGTTTGATATCATTGTTCCTATACTTTGCAACAATTTTATGTGGAAAAGATGTTATATCAACACACACAAACGCTGAGTAATCCTCCCCCACGCCTCTTGCAACGTCAACTGTAATAACATAGTCGTGATCTTTTACTGGTTCTTCATATACATCTAATCCTGCATTAGATTTTAGTGCATGATCATAAACTAAAGATTTTAATTTACTAGCAGCAATAAGTGTGTCAATAGATCCTAAGAACTCACACTCAAACTCAATCTTGAACTGCTGTTCTGATGTGTTCGCAATCGTTTGTTCTTTCCACGCTTCATCTCTACCTGGAACTTCACTCCAGTGAACGTCAGTTGGAATATATTCATTCTTACTCTTCTCTGCATCACTCCACATACGGTAGAAGTGATTCATACCGTGAGGAGTGGATACAATGATTACCTTGGTGTTTTTACCAGAAGTAATAGTAGGATAAACAGAGGCAAAGAACGAGTCAGCAATGTGATTCGGGACGAACGCGAACTCGTCGAGAAAGAGGATGTTAAATGACATACCTCGGACAGCACTTGCAGACGTAGATGCTGCCAGTATCTTACTCCCATTCTCTAACTCCAGTGAACCCTTATTCCATGCAATAATACCCTGCTGCATCCACTTAGGCAAGTTTTCATATGCAGTCTGTAACCTACCTAAAAGTTCCCTAGCTGTTGCTGCTTTGTTAGCAAGTATGCCAATATTAACGCTGTCATTAAAAACCGCGTAATGCAGAAGATAAGAAACCACCGTAGTAGACTTGCCAGTCTGGCGCGGCATTTTGCAGATGTTAAATCTATTTTCATGGAAGTTAGTGATTAACTTTTCCTGAAATCGATATGGTTTGAAAGGAACAAGTCCTTCATCCAAACTAACAATCTTTACATACTTATTGGCAAAATAAACCGGATCCCGTTGACACTGAACAAATTCAATGATTTGCTCTTCAGTAAACTCAATCGGGGTATTCGCTTTTTTTAGATTAGGATTGCCAAGATATACATTATCAGACATAAGTTATCAACAGTTCCAGGCTCTTAATGATTTATTGATTCTGCTATCAGGATCATTAGCAGTCTTGGCAGAAGTAAGTTTCTTCTTCATTCCTTTCATTCTTGCACAGAATGATGCTCTTCTTTTGTTACCGACTTTCTTAGAGGGTGCCTTCAGATCAGAACCTGGGTTCTCTCTTTCATAAGACTTGCGTCCTTTTTCATTGAGTCCACCTTCTTTGTTCTTACCTGCCTTTCTTGTCCAAGCAGGAGATTTTTCAAGAATCACTTCTTCATTTTTCATATCACTCATTGACTGCTTTCTCTTCTTTAGAATCTGCATATCAATTTGCATCTTTTTCTTTTGAAGAGCAATCTCTTGAGGAGAAAGAGGTTTCTCCATTGTTGCCTCAGATACTTTTTTCTTTCTCCCTCTTCTAACAGCGGCTAACAGTCTGTCTTTTTTGTCTTTTCTTTTTAGATACTCTTCATCATCATAATCTGCACGCAATCTCTTACTTGCTGAACTGCCCATACCACCAGGCATTCCATAGTATTCATCTAATGTCCCTTCGGCATCCTCAAGGATTTCTCCTGATGTTGTTGCGTCATTTGTAGCAACTTCATCAATTGTTGAGACTTCTCCTGTTCTTTCTTCAGTGACTTTGAAAAGTGGTTGTCCTGGTTCATAGTCTGAGACTCTGAAAAACGTTAGTTTTGCGCCAGGATAAACTTTGTTGATTTGATCGCTAACATCAGATCTACTAGGGATGCCAACTCTAGGGAAGAACATCTTAATCATAAAACTTCTGCCTCTGAAGACAAAATGCACATCAATGATGTTACCAGTTTTAGCGGGAAGTCTTACTGCTTCTTCAACCGACTCTTTTCTGGTTGCTTTCTTTTTGACACAGTTTGGATATCTTTTTCCAAACATAGTCTTCATTCCTTTCTTCTCGTATCCAGGCCAGCACTTCTCTGTTAGTTGATCCCAGGAAAGTCCTTCAGACTTGTTACCCCAGTTTGCAGCGCCTACCTTACGACATTTGACTAGTGCTCCTGACGCATATGCACTAGGCCAAACACTGTAACGAGATTTTACTTTATGGTAACAGGCATCTTTAGTTCCGCTGCCCTTACCTTTTTTGTCCTTTTCTTGAATCAGTTCGATTTCCTCTTTCTTCATCTTTCTAGGACTATCAGTTTTAACATAGGTTGGTTTTGCAGCTCCAGTTTTTTGTGGTTGTCCTGGATCTGCTGCTCTTTTTCTTCTTTGTGCAGACTTTCTTTCAGCGTCTGACATCGAAGCTCTTTTTGCTGATGATACACACTTAGGTGTGGTTTTTTGTCCGGGTTGTCTAGCACAGGGTTTTCCTGATACGACTTGAACCCATCCGGGTTTACCGCCTTTAGAGCGAGAACCCTTGAACCATTGACGAAGGTTTCCACCCTCGTAGACTACTTCTTCTCCCATACCCCCGCCATTACCACCATTACCGTTGCCACTGCCGCCGTTGCCACCATTACCATTTCCATTGCCGTTTCCATTTCCGTTACCATTTTTGTTGGTTTCAGATTCGGTGTCCTTTTCAAGCATACCTCTTCCACCCACATGGTATCCCATGGGAATCTTCTTACATTTTTTATCAGTAAAACAGTAATACTGTCCTGATGGACACTTTTTCATAAGAAATGAGTAGTCTCAATATATTTATGAATTTAATGCAGTATAGATCACACTAAAGGTTGTCAAACCAGAAGATGAAGGATATGCTAAAAGTCTTAACTGCCCAGCATTTACATCTGCCGAAAATGTTGCAATTCCTGAGGGAACTTGTAATGTTCCATATTCAGTGACATATGCAGATGTTCCATCATGCATTGCTCTTACGATTGTTGAATTATAAGAACTAGATTCAGTTACTTGTATCTTAAATTCAACAGATTGATATTTCGGTGCTGATAAAGAAATAATCGCAGTCTCATCAGTGGTGGCAGTTGTAGTTACACCAGACTGAACTACACCACCAGTCATATTTAAATTAGTTTTTGTTAATGAACCTACGATATATGGCATTACGTCGCTGTCTCCAAGATACTAAGGATACATTTAAGGGTTGAATTTGCACTTGCAGTAACCTTTACCGCATCACTTGTTTCTAAAACTAATTTTCCACTTAGTGGAACAAATGCATCATTAGTAGGAACGTTGGCTTCTTTGATAATCTCAGTATCTGTTCCAGATCTCGCATGTTTCATTGTAACTGTTGCATCAGACGAACCAACATTTGCAACATGAGCATACAAAAGGATGGCAGTATAACCAGTCGGAGCAGTGTACATTGTCTGCTCTGAGTCAGTTAGTTCAAGTGTTACTGTTTGGAATCTATTAAGTGCTAATTGTGCCATCTTAACTCAATGCTAAAATAAACGGTGTCATTTCTGTAAATAAACTTCTAGAGAATGCTCTACCACTGATTGTACCAGTGTTTTGATTAATTTGTAAGTCATCACCTATTCTAAAGTTACCAGATTGATCGGTGCTGGTATAAACAACATTACCTCCGTTTGTCTGGGTAACTTCATTTGCCTGAATAGTAACGCCACCACGCTTTGGAGTTGCTTCCGTAATCGTGTTTCCAGCACCGATATATTCAAAAGTATGTGAACTAGCAACAATCTTACTTTGTTGGAAGAAATGAACCGATGTTCCTACACCAACTGCATTGATTAAGTTTTCTTCAAGAGTTAATGTAGTTATTCCAGATACTATTGGTGTTGAACTATTTATTGTGTAGTAAATCGGTGCCATATTAGCAGTGGCAGTTGCAGTGTTTACTCCTACATTGGGAGCACTGATAGTTACAGAGGGTGTTGTTTGATATTGCGATCCGCTACTAATAATGGTAATAGATGCAACACTCTCTCCTTCTAAAGTTGCAAAAGCAGTAGCAGTTTCTCCACCAGCCCCTGTTGGAGCATCAACTGTAACTGTAGGAGTAGATGTATATCCTGTTCCTCCAGAACCAACTGTAATAGTTTCTACAGACTCAAAAAGTTCGCCAAAGAATACAATCTGTCCATCATAAGGACGTGTGGTTGCTGCACCAACATTGATAGTAACATTGTCTTGAGCAGCATCAGCAGCGGCAGTGCAAGTGCCAATGTATTGAAGATCGCCCTTTCCATCAGCAACTAAACCGAGTGTGCCAAAACTACAATTACTATTAGCAACATCTGCTTGTCCACCAGCATGGCATGTTATTGCTTTATCGCAGCAAATAGTAAATACAGATACAAGTTGAGCGTAACCTTCGTTAGTTACAGCGACACCAACACCACCTTGATTGTACTGAGTAAAAGCGTCAACGTTCATTGACTTTGTTTTAACTGCCTTACTTCCATCAATTCTGATACCAGTTCCAGTTGTAGTATCACTTGTGCAGTTTTGGACGTATGGGCCTTTCCATTTACCACCACCAACATTAGTTGCACCACTATCTGGGAATGCAACAGCAGCAGCAGGTGATAGGTGTCCAGAGAAAGTCATATTCTGCAACTTACATCCTTTGTTTACATGGAATATGTCAGAGGTTGCATTATTAGGAAGAATTTTACAAGTTCTTAAGTCATCACCTACGACAGCACTGAAAGCGGGAAGTTCAATTGGATTATCTTCAACATAGTTACCTGACAATACCTTGACTGTTGTGCCAGATTGAGCAGCACCTACAGCAGCTTTGATTGTCAAGAATGCATTATCAATGGATGTTCCATTATTATCATCATCTCCATCCTTCGCAACATATAAAACATTAGGTGCAGAGTTAATACCTGAAGCACCTGTATCAATACTAACGTTATCGCCAATAATTACACTTGAATTTGTAATTGTTACGATACCAGTAGAGATAGTGTTATTGTCACCATCAATAGTAACAGATGCAGTACCAATAGTAAGTATACCAGTAATTCTGGCATCACCCTCAACCATTAAGGCAGTTGTGGCAGTTCCAGTGAATACTTCAACACCACTTCTAAACGTGCCAATTCCAAGAGAATCAACGTTGGTTACATCTTCATACGTAATAGTTCCACCAACAGTTATATTTCCATCAACATATTGATTTCCTTCAACATAGAGAGCGAAATCACTTCTAGCGATTGTTCCGACACCTACATTTTTAGTGGTATGAATGCCAGTAGAAGTTACTGCCCAAGTTCCTCCAGCTCCAACTGATCCACCACCACCACCGTTAGCAACGGTTTCCCATTTTTTTCTTGATGCATTATATTGAAGAATATATTCATCTTCTAATCCTGAAATATCAACATCTGAAAGATCTTTGACAAATCCAGCACCGCCTCCACCAACAGTAGAGAGTTGTTGCTGAATTCTATTAACAAAAAGTGTATAATGTTTTGAAAGATCATCAAGAGTTGCAAACTTTTGATCTGTAGGTGTTAATGGATCTTTACCACCACCTATGTCTTGATTTACATCAGCAGGTTCATCTAGAATCTGCTCATTAAGTTCAATCTGAGTTTTTTTAATATCTTCTACAATTCTATAGAGAGATTTAATATCACCTTCTACTGGAGAAAATCTTTTATTAAATTTACTGACTAATTTTTGAAGTTCATTAATCTCCTGATCATAATATTTTACTTCGGGAAGATTAGAAATTTCCTCTTTTAGTTCAGTAAAATATCCAAGAAGAAGTTCATCGGTTTTTATGCTCTTGTCAGTCGCTTCTTCAAGTTCTTTCTTAATATTATTCTTGAGTTTATTATATTCCCCAAGAATTTGTTTCTTTAACTTTCTATCATCATCTTTGAATGTTTTTTGATATTCAAAGATTTTGACGGAGGACTTTTTGAGCTCATCCCATATTTTTTCTTTCTCAGATTCAAACTCTTCTTTGATTCCTTGAGTTTCAACTTTAGTCTCAAAGAACTTTACGTCTATAGAATCGGAATATTCGTCAAAGTTAAAATTTAATTTTTCTTTTAGTGTATCAATAACGTCAGATACTTTTTCAAAATTCTCTTCAATACCTGAAAATGTATTTTCAACCCAAGGAAGTGGAGCAAGTTCTTCTCTTACCTTAGTGATATCTTCTTTTATCGAGTCAAGATCTGTATCATAATATTTTGGTTCTGGAAGATTTGCAACTTCTTGAATAACAGAATCTATTCTGTCTTCAATATTTTGAACTTGTTCATCATAATACTTGACTTCTGGTAAAGAAGAAATATTTTCCTTTACAGAATCAATAGCATCACAAATTGCTTCAATTTCATCATCATATACCTTTGGTTCTGGAACCTCAGGAATTTCTGATTTTACTTGATCTACTGTTTCACAAAGTTTTTCTAAAACTTCATCAAAATGCTTGATTTGAGGAATGTCAAGAATTTCTGCCTTGACTTCTTCAATAAGTTCTTTTACTTCATCAAGAGTTAAGTCTTCTTCTACTATGACTTCTTCGACTAACTCCTCTTCTTCTTTCTCAACATAATCATCGACTGAGGGAAGATCTGCTTCAACTTCCTCTTCAATTGATGGTAAATTGCTTTCTTTATTATCTTCTATAGACGGCAAATCAGTGTCAACCGCTTCTTCGACTGAAGGAAATTCATCTTCAATAATATAATCGTCTAAAGACGGCAAGTTTTTATCTTCAGCCTGCGCCATTAAAATATAAGTAAATAACCTCGGGTTTTCTCACCCTATAGTTTATTTATCTTGCTGCTTATTCTGCTTTAAAAGTTTGGCGAGATCTGCTGTA